TGCTATGGGCGACACAGCTCACAAGTTCGTTAAAGGTTTAGAAGCAAGCACTATTACTTTGGATTTCCTAAGTGATACAGCCGCTGCAAACGTAAATGCAACGCTACAAGCTGCGTGGGGTACAACAGTACCTATTACGCTAAAGCAGACAAGCGCAGCAGTTTCAGCTACCAACCCTTTATTTAGCACTACGATTTTGGTCAACAATACGACCGACATTAACGGCGCTGTCGCAGACATCGCTACACAAAGCATTACATTTACTTGTAATTCACCAATCGTAATTACCACTAGCTGATAAGAAAGAATAGGGGCTAACAGATGGCTAAGTTAAAGATTACAAAGGTAGATGGCAGCGTATCTGAGCATCAGGTAACGCCATTTATTGAATACGCGTTTGAAATTTATGCAAAGCAAGGCTTTCATGCTGCGTTTCGTATAAATGAAAAACAGACAGATGTCTATTACCTTTCTTGGGAGTGTTTAAAAGCTGCAGGCGAAACCGTGCCAATGTTCGGTGCAGAGTTTATTAAGACACTTAAAAAAGTTGAGGTACTGGATGATGACCCGGAACTATAGGGCGTGACTCGTTTACTTACTTGATCGCACGGATCAGTTTGGAAACGGGTATCGCGCCCAATGATTTACTAGCACTAGATAGCAGGATGTTTAAGGCTTTATTGCAGGCGATGAAAGACCGGAATAAGGAGATTAAAGATGCCAGTACAAGTAAAAGGCGGCATTGAACTCCGTAAAGCCCTAAAGAAATTTACGCCTGATCTAGCTAAAGAAACGCAAAAAGAAATGGCTGGTTTGCTTAAACCTATTACAAAAAAGGCTCGTGGCTTTATCCCATCTACTGCACCGCTATCGGGCTGGGGTAAAGTTTCTAGTAACAGCAGATGGTATTGGGATGGTCGAGCTGCTAGAGGCGGTATAGGTTATAAAACCACACCTAGCCGACCTAACCGCAAAGGCTTTAGATCGTTAGCCCGTATTCAAAATGCATCGATGTCTGGGGCAATCTATGAAACCTCTGGGCGTAAGAATCCAGGCGGTAATTTCAGCCCACGTTTACCAGGTACTTTAACTGGCAAAGGCAAAATGGCTGGCCGTGCCATATTCAGAGCATGGTCAGAGGATAACGGCAAGACTAACGCAGCTGTTATTAAAGCCATTGAGTCAGCCAGAGATAAGTTTAACGCGGCTGTGGGGCGTAACTAATGGCTATGGATCCATCAGTAAGAATTGATCTCGCTGCCGAATTTACTGGTAAAAAAGCGTTTGATACAGCTGGCAAGGCTACAAGTTCATTAGAAAAAGGTGCAAACAAATTAGCGAAAGCCTTTCTAGGCGCGTTTGCAGCTCGTAAACTTATCCAGTTTGGTAAAGCGGCTGCGATGGCTGCAGCACAAGACTCTAAAGCAACAGCGATACTAGCTCAGAATTTATCAAACGTAGGTTTGGCTTATGCTCAAGTACCGGTAGAAGCATTTATCAAACAGATGCAGCAACAAACAGGCATTGTAGATGATGAACTACGCCCGGCATTTAGTAAATTGGCTCAGGCAACAATGTCAGTTACTAAGAGCCAAGAACTTATGGGCTTAGCCTTTGATGTATCTAGCGGTAGCGGCGTTGATTTTAATACTGTTGTAAACACTTTGAGCCAGGCATACCTAGGCAACACTAAAGGCTTGAAAAAACTTAATCTACAAATGACCGCTGCAGAGTTAAAAACTGCTACGTTTGCCGAAATTCAAGCCGCATTAACTGAACAGTTTAAAGGTTCTGGTAAGGCTGCCCTAGAAACTTATGGTGGCCAATTAGATGTACTTAATACTGCTGCAGGTGAAGCTAGTGAAACTATCGGATATGCCCTATTAGATGCGCTTAAATCTTTAACGGGTGAAACAGATATAGATAAGTTAGCTAAAGATATTGATACGGCTGCTGGTGCAGCTGCACTATTTATTAAATTTACAGCCAAAGGCATTAAACCTAGTACGGGTCTATGGGGCTACTGGCAAGGTTTTGTCGAATCAATTCCAGGTTATGAACAGATCGTCAAAGATTTTGCTAAAGAATTAGATGTAGCACTATTCCCTACTGGGCCATTGGGCAATTTCCAAATGAGTACCGGCGTTGTATTAGATCAGTCTGCTACACAATTATCTAAGATCGAGCAAGAACGTGCTAAAGCCGAAAGAGAAAGACTGGCTAAAGAAAAAGCACTGTTAAAACTAAAAGCATTGGCAGCTAAAAAAGCCTTAATGGATGAAAAGGCTAGAGCATCACTTGCTAAGGCATCATCTACTTTTGACCTTACTAAGATCCAGATAGCAGCTGCGCTTAAATCTACTTACGATAAGGATGAACGCCTGCGCCTATTGGCTATGCAGGAGATCGAGAACGATAACGGCGAAACTGCCCTTAAATATATTGAGCAATTAGCACTGCTAACTGCAGAACAGCAAACTAACAAATTATCCGGTATTAAGACCATAAGCGAAACTGAACTCAACTACATTAACCAGCTGCTACTTGATGAACTGCAGCGCATTAAAACTACAAAGATGTCCGAGGATGAGGCTGCCCTAGCGCGCCAGGCTGCCTACGCTAAATACAATGCAGCCATCCAGCAATCAGGCGGCTTAGCTGAAGCCAATTTTTATACCGAGAAAACACAGGTAGAACTGCTATCTATTGCTAAACTTGCATCGTTAGACAAGGTAGCAGCGGCTCAGGCCACAATGGATATTCTTAATTACACTACACAAATAGATATTATTGCCCGTGTTGCAGCTGCTCAGAAAATAGCAGACGATGCTAAGTACAAGGCTCAACAAGATTACCTAGCATTACTTGCTACTCAGGTAGTAATACCTGCCCCAATAATTACACCGCCTAGCAGCGGCGGTGGGTCACAAGGCCCTAGATTTGGTATAGGTGGGCAACCTATCTGGGATGATGGCATGGGCGGCCCTGGATACGGCACAGGCATGGGTACTGGTACTGGATCTGTAGATAACTCAGTAACAGTAGTGGTTGAAGGATCAATACTCGATGGCGAGGATTTTTCAGACATTATCAATCGTGCCATGCTGGACAATATACGGCGTGGTTTAAGTCAATTCCCTGCTGGAACGTTGCCAGGCTAATGACAGTTCCAACGATTAACGCGGTTATTAATTTTGGTACAGGCCCATCTACGGCACAAGCTTTTATAATCGGCGAAGGCATATTTGGTACTAACGTATTAGCAGACTCAGCTGCGCTAATCGTGGATGTATCTAACGTAGTAGATAGCATTACTACTAGGCGCGGCCGATCAGCTACAGCTGATGAATTTCAAACAGGTTCATTAACCCTGCGCATTGTGGATCAGAACGGCGATTTTAACCCACAAAACCCAGCAAGTCCGTACTACGGATTCCTAACGCCTATGCGTAAGGTATCTATATCGGCTACATCTGCTGGCAGCACGTATGCCATGTTCAGCGGATTTATTACTAGCTACACGACCACTACCCCAAAAAACGCCAACGATGTTGTATATACAACTATTACAGCTGTAGATGCCACACGCCTGGCTCAAAATGCTCAAATTAGTACAGTCACAGGCGCGACCGCTGGCGATCTAAGCGGTACAAGAATTAACCAGATCCTTAACACTATCGGTTGGCCTACGTCTATGCGTGATGTTGATGCTGGTTTAACTACTTTGCAGGCAGATCCCGGTACTGCGCGTACAGCCCTAGCAGCTTTACAAGTAGCTACAAATAGTGAGTACGGCGCAATATATGTAGATGCATCTGGATCTTGGACATTTCAAGACCGCTTAGTAACTACTGCAAGCATCGGCGGTACACCTACAGTCTTTAACGATAATGGCACAGATATTGGATATGCCAATGCAGTCTGGCGACTTGATGACACCTTGGTATTCAACCAGGCTAATATCACCAGAACAGGTGGCAGCGTTCAAAGCGCAACTAACGCAGCTAGTGTCGAGAAGTATTTCGCGCATACGTACAATCAGCAAGATTTACTAATGCAAACGGACGCCGTTGCACTTGATTATGCACGCGCCTATGTAGCAAGCCGTGCTGAAACTAGCGTTAGATGCGATGCTATTGAGCTAGACCTATACACAGATAACTATGACAATGGCATATTAGCTGCGCTTGATCTCGATTTCTTTGACCCGGTAACTATTACTACTAACCAGCCAGGTAGTTCAACCCTTACTAAGACTTTACAAGTTTTCGGCGTGGCTCATAACGTTACCCCGAATAAATGGCGCACTACCTTTACTACACTTGAACCCGTGATAGACGGGTTTATTATTGGTAATGCTAACTATGGAGTTTTGGGACAAAACGTACTTTCATACTAAGGAGAAATAAATGGCAACAGGATTCCCAGCAGTAACGGGTGATGTACTTACTAGCGGCATGTTCAATGGCCTAGTGGCATTTACCCTTAATGCTCAAACAGGCACTACCTACACAGCGGTTTCAACCGATCAGTACCAAGTGCTAGTAACCATGTCTAACGCATCAGCTAACGCGTTTAAGATACCTACTAATGCATCGGTGGCCTTTGCCGTGGGTACAGTTATTACAGTTATGAGTATTGGCGTAGGTACTTGCACAATCTCAGCTGTAACACCTGGTACAACTACTATTTTAAGTGCTGGCGCAACTGCAGCCAGTCCTACTTTGACACAATACAAGTCAGCGGCCTGTATTAAAACTGGCACAGATACTTGGTACGTTGTAGGTGCAATCGCATAATGTTAAATACCATCGTTGGAGTAATTTCACTATTTCCAAAACCTATTGTTACTGGTGGCACTTTAACTAGCGATGCTACTTACTTTTATCGTACATTTACTGCATCGGGAACGCTTGGCGTTGCTGGTGGCACAGTAGATTTTGATTATTTAGTGGTTGCAGGCGGCGGTGGTGGTGGACAGACTTCAACCGAACGCGGTGCCGGTGGTGGTGCAGGTGGCCTTCGTTGCACAGTAGGGGCAACTGGCGGCGGTGGATCATTAGAATCGCCTTTATCTTTATCAGCTAATGCCACAGTAACTATTGGTGCAGGTGGCGCATCTAACGCTAATGGCAGCAATTCAGTATTTTCTACAATTACTGCAACTGGCGGCGGTAGCGGTGCGTATTTTGCAGGATCGGCTCAAGCCCCTGGTTCGGGTGGTTCAGGCGGCGGTGGCCTAGATCGAACTAATGGCGCAGGTGCAGCTGGTACTACTAATCAAGGTTTTGCTGGCGGTGCAGGTCGGACAGATGCTGCAACTTATGGTAACTGCGGTGGCGGTGGTGGTGCAGGTGGTGTGGGTCAAAATGGAAATACGTCTGCTGGATTAACCCCTGCATATCAGTCAGGTGGCGTAGGCGTGACAACAAGCATTAGTGGCAGTTCAGTTACTTATGCCGGCGGTGGCGGCGGTGGCGGTGACAAAGTCGGACTTGCTGGCACAGGCGGCGGTAATGGTGGAAATGGTGCAACTGCACCAACAACAGCTACAGCAAACCTTGGCGGTGGCGGTGGTGGTTCGTCTTATACAGCTGGACAGCCAGCAACTGCAGGCGGCTCGGGTGTAGTAATTGTTCGTTATCTAAGAACGGCGGTGTAGTTATGAGTCACTGGGCAGAACTTGATAAAAACAATATTGTTATTCGTGTACTTGTAGGCGATAACAATGAAGCCGATGAAGGCCAAGCATTTATGGAGTCACTTGGCGGTACTTGGATTAAAACAAGTTACAACGGAAATATTCGTAAAAACTTTGCTGGCAATGGTTATACCTATGATGCAGTTCGGGATGCGTTTATCGCACCTAAACCTGCTAACGCTACGGGCTTTGATGAAAACACTTGCCAATGGATAGTGCCGATCGATGACCGCAATAAGTTATAACGGCTGGCCAGCCTCTAAAGAGGTTGAGTCGATCCGTATCAAGTCTTACGCAATCAAGGGCAGCAAGGTAAAGCTGCGCTGCGCTTATTTTGCTGCACCTTTATTGGTTGCCTTTGCAGAGGCCTTTAATGAATTAATCGAGCCGATCGATGGCGGTGCGCTTGATGACTGGGGCTACTGCTATCGAGATGTTAGAGGCATACCGGGCAAGTTAAGCAATCACAGCAGCGGTACAGCCATAGACTTAAACGCGACTAAGCATCCGCTAGGCAAGGCTGGCACGTTCCCAGCTGAGAAAGTACCGATGATCCTGGCATTGACTAGAAAGTACGGCCTAAATTGGGGCGGTACATGGACACGCAAGGACGAGATGCATTTTGAGGTGGGGATCGACCCCGTAAAGGCTGCCAAATTAATAGAGAAGTTAGG